GAAAAAGAAGCAAAAGAATATAATAGATATAAACAAAATGGAACTGGAATATCACACACTCACACATTTAGTGAATTTGGTAGTACAGTTTTTCATATGCCAGGTAATTATGGTCAAGGTCACGCGAAGAGTACATATGACAGTAACATATATAAACTGTGGACTGTGAATTCTGGACCTGATGGTATTCATCATTATGAAAGACCTGCCGCATCTGGAGATACAAATCGAAAGATTAGAACTACAGAAAGTACATATAAACTCTTCACCAGTCCTGGAACTGAACAAACATTCAATAGTGATGTTATCACCAACAGATTATATGAAGAAAAACTTAACGAAGAAAAGCGACAAATTAAAATTTTAAGACCAAATCTTTTACAAGAGTTTGTTGAAGAATTCAAACAAATTATAGGAAATTAATTATGGCAGGCGGAGTTAAAGGCGGCGGTGAAGTACAAGTCGAAGCAATGCAGTTATTTCCTAATACTGCAAAAACAATTGAAGATGCTAGAGGTTCTGATAAATTTTTAGATTTACTTAGCATATATGTGAGTTTTTCTATGAGTGAAAGTGTATTAACGCCTTTCATAACAGGAACTCTTATGATTAATGACAGCAATGATATGATTCCTGATTATCCTATTCTTGGCGCAAACATATTTCATTTTAAATATAATGTAAAAGATGGTGAAAGCAGTACTGAACGTGAAATATGGATGCGTGTTATTGGTATTGAAAATGTAATCATTCAAGAAAGAAAACAATTATTCACATTAAAACTCATAAGTGAAGAAGGATATAGAAATATGAATACTGTATTATCTTCTTCATTTGTGGGAGAACCACATGTTATCATAGGTAATATATTCAATCGTAGTTTGAGAAGTACTCATAAAAGATTAGCAACAGGACCTTCTATTGGAGGATTAAAGTTTGTTTGTCCTATGTGGAAACCAAGTCAAGCAATTAAGTGGGTTACTAATAGAGCAGTATCTATGACAAAAGATACTCCTGGTTATTTCTTTTATGAGAGTATTGGGGGGTTTTATTTTGTTTCTACATCAACATTACTTGATAAAGAGAAAAACTTAGTTATTACAGATTTGATGGCAGACGTTGAAAATGAAAGAGACAAAAGTGGTAAAGTCAAAAAAGGTTATTTATATAAGATACCTGGAGTCCCTGTTGTTGGGTCAGACGGCAAACCTCAGTCAGGAATGGTTGGTTCAGAAACTACACAAAACGTAGATGACTTTAGAATATTAGAAAGACAAAAACTTGCTAAAGATTTGATATCAGGACATATTGTATCAAAGCACATAACACATGATATATTTCATAAAAATTATACAGTAGAGACTTATAACTATTGGGATGATTTTAGTGATTATGTTAGATTATCAAAACAAGCACATTTTGATAAACCTTATAAGTCAGTATCTAGTGATATTAATATTATGCTAAGTCCTAAACAAAGTAGAATACATTCTATGAAAAAAGATGAAGTTGGATTTAGAACAATATATGCTGATGGAACCGTTTTAAAGAGAAAGCAAATTGTTAAACAATTAGATGATGAAGTTGTAGAAAATTTCGAAGCACCTGGTAATCCAATTATTGAGTGTGGACGTTTGCTAGAATTTAATTATCCTGCGATTAGAAAAGTCGAAGGTGTTGAAGATGTTTATAATAAAAAGTATTCTGGTCATTACTTGATTAGAGACTGTGTACATATGTTTACTCCTATATCAAATCAAACTGCAACATATAAAGTAGACATGAATATCGTAAAGGACGGATGGAATGCGTAAATTTTCTGAACTAAGAGAGCAAGTTTCAAAGAGTGATTTAGATGGCGTAGAAAAGTTTGCAGATAGGTTGTTTGCAAAGGTCGGCATCGATGTTGAATTCACTCGACATTTTTTAGATAGGGTAAACGATGAACGTAACAAGAAACAGATTACTACTGCAGAACTTACGAGACTGTTTAAGCAAACTTATAACAAACATGGTAAAAAGATTCCGCAATTAGGACCTGATGCTGAAGCAGTTTTGAAAGATATGCAAACTGATATAAATATGCCATTTGTTCTAAAGTATGATAGAAACTCTCAGGAGTTTGACCTTGTAGCGAAGACTGTCATGCGTAAAAAAGGATTCAAAACGAGTAACCAAACACTGTCAGTATAAATAAGACTAAAGGGAGAGAATAGCATCTTATGGGCAACTACTTTTTCAATGATGAGCGCATAAATCTAGCAAGAGGTTTACTCAAAGGTGTATCTGATATACACAAGTTCGGTGCTGTTCCTGCAATGTCTCAGAACACAACTGGTACAGTTTGGGATATTGATGACACACCGTATCCATGGTCATCATTCTCATCTGCATCTGCAGTCACAGTAGATAGAGCAAATGCGGGTGATGCTAACAAAGTAATAACCATCGAAGGACTTGACGAAAATTACGAGAGTGTTTCTACAACTTGCACACTCACAAATGCATCAGCAAACGCAACTACGGATTCAGTAACATTCATCCGTGTCTTTAGAGCATATGTTTCTTCAGGTGCAGATAATGTAGGGAATATCGATATTAAAGTATCATCTACAGTTGTTGCAAGAATTACTGCTGGTATTGGTCAAACTCTGATGGCGATTTATACAATTCCTGCAGGTTACACAGGTTATCTAATGAAAGGAACTGCAACAGTTCAGTCTGGCGCAGATGCAACAGGTAATATGTTTGTTCGTTATTTTGGACAAGATGCATTCAGAATTGGTCACTCATTTGAAGTATCTGGTGCAGGTGGACAATACTTATACGAGTTTTCAGTTCCTAGAGTAATTCCAGAGAAGTCTGATATTGATGTTCGTGCATCAGTTCGGTCAAACAATGCAAGAGTAACAGCGGCATTTGATATTATACTCAAACAAAACTAGAGGTAGATTATGAGAAAATTTATGGGATTTGATGGATTTACTTGGTTTCAAGGTGTAGTTGAAGACCACAATGATCCTGAACAATTAGGTAGAGTTAAAGTCAGATGTTTGGGTATTCATACCGAAGATAAAGAAACATTATCTACAGATGATTTACCATGGGCGATGGTAATGATGCCAACAACCGGTGCATCTATTTCACAAATAGGTCACTCTCCATCAGGACTCTTAAAGGGTTCTTGGGTTTTAGGTTTCTTTAGAGATGGTAATGAATGTCAAGAACCTGTTGTTATGGGTTCATTTCATGGTTATCCTATAGAAAGACCAAACACTGATTTAGGATTCTGTGACCCTTCAGGAACACATCCTGTAGAGATTAATGAACCTGATACTTCTCGTTTAGCAAGAGGCGACAAAAGGTCTAAACTTTATAAGAAGAAGCAAGAAGTTCTAGATGCTGAAAAGCATCCTGCTCATCCTATTGCATGGGATGGTGGTACTTGGAACACTATGCCAATTCCTTATAATGCAAGATACCCATTTAATAAAGTAAATCAAACAGAGAGTGGACATGTCATTGAACTGGATGATACGCCAGATGGAGAAAGAATTAACATACAACATATGTCAGGTAGTTTCATTGAGATGCATCCTGATGGTTCTATACGAATATTGAATGAGGGTGTGCAAGAAGTTCTAATAGAAAAAGACCATAACGAACATGTGAAGGGTCAATATAACATATATGTAGGCGGTAAAGCAACTATTAAAGCAGAAGATGACATTGATATACAATCAACTAAAGATGTTCGTGTTAAGTGTGTCAACTTTAGAGTTGATGCGTCTGATACAATTGACTTGAATGGTGGTAAGCATATTGATGCTGATGCACCTAGAATTGATTTGAACTAGGGGGTAAAATAGATGACAGGTAAGTTTCAAGTTCTGATTGGTGGTGTAGTTCACACATATCGTCATATCGATGATATACCTATGTCATTTGACAATCTGATAGGATTTGAACCTGACTTTCCGCCGGAACCGCATACGCAAGAAGAACATGATTTGATTGATACTTTTCACACAAAGTTCAAAGAGATATTTTCTAGAGAGAGATTATAATGCCAGCAGTTTGTAGAGGTGATAGCGTTGATAAAGATGTGATACATTGTTCAATTCCTAAGAGAGACCAAAGAAGTGGCAATGTGTTTTGTAATGGTACTGGTATTAGTAGACAAGGTGATAAGAATACAACTCATAAACTACCTGGTGCACCATGTCCTTCTCATGCGAAACCTATAAGTAAAGGTTCGTCAACAGTATTTGTGAACAATAAAGGTTGTGGTAGAGTTGGAGATGGTGTAACTTCTTGCACATCAGTTGCAACTGGTTCAAAGAATGTATTTGCTGGTGGGTAAACAGGTATAAATAGTCATATGGCAACAACAGTAACAAGAAAAACAGCAGATTTTAAAGATTTAGACTTTAACTTCACTAAACTTTCTACAACAACAGATGTAGCGAGAAAGACAGACGTTGAAGCAGTGAAACAATCTATGAAATCTCTTTTGCGAACCAGATACTTTGAAAGACCATTTCAACCTTATCTAGGAACATCAATCGCTGATTTGTTATTTGAAAATAACACACCTATGACTAGAAGACTTATTGAGAAATCTATTCGTGAAGTTATTGACAATCACGAACCAAGAGCAAGACTTGATGAAGTACAAGTATTTGATGAAGCAGATACAAATTCATATAGAGTGAGAATATTTTTTCATGTTGTAAACTTTACAGGGTCAGAGGTATTTGAAACCTACTTGACAAGGACACGATAATGGCACAGACAACTAGCAGATTAAGAGTTACCGAGTTAGATTTTAACAATATTAAAACTAATCTAAAATCTTACTTATCATCTCAAGAAGAATTTAAAGATTATAATTTTGAGGGGTCAGCAATGAATACGTTGCTTGATGTACTATCTTATAATACACACTACAATGCTATTTACGCAAACATGGTAGCAAACGAAATGTTCTTAGACAGTGCGGTGAAAAGAGATAGTGTAATATCTCTTGCAAAACATCTTGGATATCGTCCTCGCTCTTCAACAGCGGCAACTGCTAGAATTAACGTAACTATTAATAGTCCTACTGGAAATCCATCTTCTTTGACGATGACTAAAGGAACCGTATTTAGAAGTCGTGTGAATGATGCTAACTATCAATTTGTTACAACTTCTGATGTAACTATTATTCCTACAGAAGGTGTCTATACATTTACCAATATCGATGTGAAAGAAGGAACACTACTGACACTTCAATATACTAAAAATAGTGCCGATCCTGCACAAAGATTTTTATTGAATGATAGAAACATAGATGTGTCTACACTAAAAGTAAAAGTTCAGGAATCTGTTGCTGATTTAACAACATCAACTTATGTTGAAGCAGATGACTTCTTAGAAGTCAAATCCGACTCGGAAGTATTTTTTCTAGATGCTGTTGAAAATGGTTTCTATGAGTTGTCTTTTGGTGATGATGTTTTGGGTAAATCACTATCAGATGGTAATATCATAATTATTGAATATATTGTATGTAATGAAGAAGATGCTAATGGAGCAAATTCATTTACACTGCAAAGTTCTGTCGGTGGTTCTACTAACACAACAATAACTACTATCATCAACTCTGAAAACGGTGCACCTAGAGAAACTATAGAGAGTATAAAATTTAATGCTCCTAAATCATACTCTGCACAAAAAAGAGCAGTGACCGCAGAAGACTATAAAGTTATTCTTCCTAAGTTATATAATAATGTTGATGCTATGCAAGTTTGGGGTGGTGAAGATAATGACCCTCCTATTTACGGAAAAGTATTTTTGTCAATCAAACCGAAAACAGGAAGAACATTGACCACATCAACTAAAGATGCTATTAAAAATACTGTCTTATCTGGAAAGACTATGGTTTCTATCACACCTGAAATTGTAGACCCTGTTTATATTAATATTATTCCTACAATCACAGCGTATTGGAATCCGAATATTACAACATCAACGATGACTGATATTTCTTCTGCTATTCGTGATGCAGTCACAACTTTCAATTCTACAGAATTAAAAGACTTTGATAGTGTTTTTAGATATTCTAAATTTGTATCTATTATTGACCAAGCAGATAAAGGTGTTATATCTAACATTTCAACAATTAGATGCGAGAGAAATTTTGATGCTATTTTAAATCAAGAAAGTAAATATACTATTAACTTCTATAATCCAATATTTACTCAAGGACCTGGATCACCATCAAACTTATCTTCAACGGGATTTAATATTTCAGGAAGACTTCAAACATTGTACTTAGATGATGATGGTAATGGAAACATTCGTTCATATTATCTTGAAGAAGGTTCATCAACTAAAGTTTATGTTAATAATACGCAAGGTGCTATTGATTATGGCACAGGTAAACTAATCGTTGACCAGTTGAATATTACAGGAACAGTCTTAGATAATAACTCAGTTGAGGTTTTTGTGACATTGAATTCTAACGATATTGTAAGTGTTCGTAATGTACTATTAACTATCAATACTGAAGATATCACAGTTAATACAATCGTTGATAAGATTGCAACTGGAGAATCCTCAGCGGGTGTTGATTATCAGACTACTAGTTCTAGTGAATTAAGTAGAACTGGAGGTACAGGTGTAGCAGGTGCCGCATCAAGTATTCAAGTACAAAGCAGTGGTGGTAGTAGCGGATCATCAGGTAGCGGCAGTGGAAGCGGATATTAATGTCTTTACTTAAAGCAAATATTGATAACATAAAAGGCGCGGTATCTTCTATAATAGGAGACCAATTGCCTGAATTTGTCAGAAGTGACCATACAACATTTGTCACTTTTATTGAAGCATACTATGAGTGGTTAGAATTAAATGGCAATGCCATCGAAACAACTCGTAATGCTAAGTTGTATAATGACATTGATAATACAGTAGATGCTTTTGTAACATATTTTAAAGAAAATTATCTTGTAGATATTCCTGATTCCATTCTTAATGATAAGAGAACTCTTCTAAAAAATATTAAAGAATTCTATCAAGCAAAAGGAACAGACAAATCTATTATTCT